TATAGATGCTACCTGCTCAGATGAACTCAGTGCCTTATCAGGCCGATATGTACCATCAGTATTTTTCTTTAATCTATAGAGCTGCTCAGTCCAGAAATGTCCACAGTTAACTCCTCCTTTGAACTTGAATAAATCATATGGCTGTCCTTTATGTCCTAGCTCCTCATTCACTCCTGCCCGGCTAGCAGCATCTATATCTTCTAATCTATATACTACTCCATTAGCAGTACGTCTCATCATCTGCTGGCAGAACTCTCTGCTGTTTTCTTTGTTATATCTTTCAGAGTATCTATATCTTACTTTGTATACACTCTTATCTAGGTAGCTAAATCCATTTGGATTGCTCTTAATGAATGAACTTAACTTCTCTAGGATAGTTTCCTTAGGCTTAATCATTCGAGTAGCCCACTCTTCTGTAGTATCATTCTTATCTGAATACTCTCTCTCATCTACTAGCTCCCATTCATCATCATTATTCTGCTCTCCTTCCAGGATATCTAGTACCTCATTCAATACCTCATCAGATACATCCTCTTTTTTTAGAGCTATTGGTGCAGGTTTCAATCCTACTAATGCTCTAATTTCATCAGCAGTCATTGATTCTAGTACCCTGTTAGCTACTAATGGGCTCATCATATTGATAGCATCTGTAACTTTTGTAGCCTCATCTGTGGTAGTTAGATCACCCTGTGCATCTAATGGGTTAAGAGTTTCAAAATATAGCTTTAATGCTATGCCATTATAGGCTAATAGCTTATCAAATGCATCTAACATTACCTCCTGTAATGGAGTAATTACCATGTTATTGAATAATATAGCACTGTTCTTTAGCTCATCTGCATTAGCAGAGAAGCCTGTAGTTGTAGCTATCCCGAATAATAGCGGAGATGTTACGTTATGTCCTATAAGAATCTTTCTAACGCACTCCTCAGATAGGTATTTATACAAATCAGGAGCTTGCTCTACAGGCATATTCTCTATAGTTGCTGCAGTTTCTTTGGATGTGTTGAATGATACTACTACCTTATCCCCTTGTGGACCGGTTAGTTTATTCATGATATCACTCTTAATCATCTGCTGCTGCTCCTCAGATGGTACTCCATTATTAAAGTTAATGATGGTAGATGGGGAGAAGTTACTCTTCACCAGGTTAATCATGTAATCACTTGTCTCTTCCTCTAGTACTGTATATGGTAGAGCTCCCTGATAATCAGGATATGCATAGTACTTCATCCCTACTGAGTATGGCTTAACGTACATTATCTCTATCTCATCCTTAGATGTACCGAATGCAGCGTATCTTTCAGGAGTATACTTCTTAACTTCTGCCCAATTATCTGAGTAGTAGTATCCCATTATCTCACCATCCTCATTACATTTCTCAGCTCTTAATAAATGCACTGGAATATGATGAGCCTTAGCTATCTTTTTATGGTCCTTTGTGTATAGCACCTGGATAGCGAACTGACCTAACATCTTAAAGTCAAGTGCCATTTTACGGATATCATCCTTCTCTAGCATTGACATCATTTGGGCATACTCATTAGGCTTATTCTTAGCATCTAATGCTTTGAGCCCTTTGCCATAAATTAACCGGGAGATGTTATTAATTACTGCATTGTTTGTGGTAGAGTTTATATACCTATCCAGTAACCACTGGAAGTGCATATTATCCTCACCATATTCTACCCAGTCATTCTTTTTGCTCTCCTTAATTACAGGAGCCTCATAAGCTGCTAGGTTAATTACATGAATGTTATCCATATTAGTACATTAAAAAGTCATTAGTTGTAGTATTGGCAGTATATGTTTGACTATTCGGAGTATAATTACCTGGCACCTGATCAGTGCAAAATATCCTATCTCTGTATACCTCATCCCCTGCATTATCTTTCAATACTAATCTGTAGTAGTGCCCCTCCTGTAAATTGAATAATGCCTCTATCTCATCAGCATAATCACCGGGAGTATAGTTAATGATCGCCACAGGTACCTCTATATTGGTACTTTCATCTGTGATGTACATAGTATCCACTGAGCTATCTCTAGGAATAAACTTAATGAATTGATTGGTATTATTATCGGTAGTTACTACTATCATATTATTATAACTCACATTCTTAAAATATGTTTCTAAAAAGAAAAGCCCCACCAAATTGGCAGGGCTCTTCACGCTATGTAGGATTAGTTATTAGGTAGTAACTAATGTAGGTGATCCTAACAAAGTCAATAAATCAGATTCAGATGCACAGTCAAGGAAGTTAGCAGGTTTCTCTTCCATAGCTTCAAAAGTAATTTTGTAACCATTGAAATCACCATAAGCTACTCCACTCTCAATGCTTCCTGCAGTTGCATCACATCCTCTGTAAAGTCCTGCTAAGAAAAATTGGTTACCATTAGTACGTACAATTACGTGAGGTCGACCATAAGCTAAAATCTTGAATTGTTTGTGGAATACTGGATCTTGTCTCTTTAACTCACAAGTAATAGTCTGAGTAAAGAAAGTAGTACCATTATCACGAGATGTGTTAACAGTAGTATTGAATCCGTTATTACCTTTAAGCTCATATTTATACAAGCTATTGATAGTACCACCGATGGCAGTAATTTGATCCTCAAAACCTACAGTAGTATCATAGGTTACATCACCACCTAATGTAGATGGATCCGGATCGAAGTCACCGAAGTTTACAAGGTATAGTGCCTGGATACCAGAGATACTATCCTTACATTGTTCAGTTCTTCCATGTGCAATAAAACAAGGCATATCTTTATTGTATTAAAAGGGAGCAGTTACCCACTCCCCATGATTATTAATTATTAGTTAGCAGAGTTAACAATACCGTAAGTTACGATATCTTCTACAGCACCATATTGAGCACCACCAGCCATACGCATGATTACACGTACATTTTGACTACCGTCAACATCGGACATATCAATAACTTTAACTTCATTCATATCAGAAAGTACAGAAGTACCGAAGAATAAGTTAGTAGTAAGAGTTGCGATAGCAGTGTTGTTAGCTAATCCTGGAGCCCAGAATATCTCAACTCCATCAATGCTCAATGATCCATTAGAATACCATGTAGTAGATTGGTTGTTAACACCAGTTCCTGGAGTAACAGCTGCAGATGCACCTGATACTGTAGAGAATCCACCTAATGCACGTACATATGCTTTAGCTATGTTAGTAGATACATAGATTCTTAAATCAGGATTACCATAAAGAGAAGCAGGAATTGCATCTACAATTTTACCTAACTCAGTAACTACGTTCAAAGCAGTAACAGAAGTACCAGCTACCTCTTGTGCAGGAGGTAAAGCAGCATCTAAAGCTACTAAAGTAGAGATACCATCAAAGCTACCAGAAGTACCTGTAGCACCTGTCCAGAATGCTGTCTCAACGTTAGCAGCTACTTTATCAGACGCATAAGCGATTAAATAATCAGCAAAAGACTTAGGTAAAGTTTTGAATGAGCTGAATCCCATCTCAGCAGCTTGCCATGTAGAGAAGAAATCTTTTTTACAAAGCTCTAAGTTTACCTGTAGATCTTTAGTAGTTAATACTTTCTCAGTTAATGTAACAGTAGATACATCAGAGAATGAACAAGTAGAGTTTTTCAAGATTGCATCTGTAGATAATTTCTGAATAACTTGCTTGTAGTGTACGTTAGGAAGTACAGTTACTCCACCATTCTCAATGGTAGGAGCAGAAAGAAGAGCCGCAGATACATATTTCCCTGCGAACTCACCAGCATAGGTTGTAGTAATTGAAGTTGCCATTTGTTTTTTTTATTTTAATTTTAGTTAGCCAATTTATTTAGGATTCTATCCATAGTAGTCTCCTTTCTATTTGCACCAAATGTGAACTGTGGTGCAGCAGTTTGTTTTTCAGGATTATGAGCAATAGGCTTAGCCGCAGGCTCTTCAACTACAGGAGCCTCTTCTACTACAGGCTGCTCAGATAGTTGTGCTTTCAAGCTCTCATTCTCTGCTTTTAACTCCTCAATTTTAGAGAATAACATCTCCTCAATTTGGGATTTAATTACTTTCTTAGGTTGAGCAGGAGTTCCTTCCTCAGACATTTGCTCCTCCATCATTGGTGCCATAGGCTCAGTAGCAGGCTCAGTAGATTCACCCTCTGCAGTTGGAGCTTCCTCCTCAGCAGTTGGAGCTTTAATCTCAGCAATAACTCCCTCAGTAGCTACTACTAGGATTCTTTCATCCTCTAGCTCATACTCACCTACAGGTAGAGCAATACGTTGCTCATCCTCAGTAACAATAAATACTTCCATACCCGGCTCAAATGCATCAGCCTCTAGTACAGTTACTCCATCCATTAACTTCATGGATGCAAGCTCTACCTTCTCCATCCCGAGAAGTGCAGAGATACGTGATAAAATAGATTCTTTCATATTTTTTTATATATAACTCATTAATAAATTAGTTGTTCCATTTTAGTTAATCTGCCTCACCTCTACTATGTTGGTAATGGTACCGGCATTCTCAGTATTGATATCACCTATCCCCTGTGCAGGTAGTGTGCCATCACAGCATTTAACATTGTAGGTACCATCCTTACATAGGCACCCTCTTTTGCCCCCCTTAGGTGAGCTCTTTGATTCTTTACGTTTCATTTTCCTTGTCCTTTATATAGTTTAACATAGTTCCTAGACATCTTACTTCTAGATGCTTTGCATTTAGAGTGAATACCTGGTCTCTTTCTCTTAGGCTTTCTCACGAATGAGATACCTGTGGTAGCTTTAATCTTCGCCATTCTGCTTTATTTTAGATTCTGCCCATGATAGTGCTGCCTTACCTCCCCATAATAAGTAGGATATATATCCGCAGTCATTACTATCTCCCTGATTATAATATACCTCAGCTCTGGATAGGTAGGAGTACATTCTTTTTATCGTTTCCATGCTCACCTTCTCACCATTGGCTAACTGCTGAGCTCTAATCTTACCTACCTGAGTAGCACATTTATTCCCATTTCTCTCATTCAATGCTATACCTCTCTGTGCATTCCTTCTCACTACAGATGGATAGTCATTATAGCTTACCTCTTCTAGGTCTTGACCTTTGAGCACCTTCTTAATCTGCTC